TGCATGCAGGGCTTTTGCGGCACGAGCAACAGGGTCACTAGCACCCCAACGTAACGACACACCTACTTCGTCAGCGAGAACTTCAACACGCTTCGCTTTCGTTCCGTCTTTCTTTTCGTAGCCTTCAATCTGTAAGCGGCCAAGTACAACGACTCGCATACCTTTCGCTACTTTGTCGGCAACAATTTCTGCTTGGTCACCGAACACTACGATGTCATGCCAAGTTGTTTTCTTGTTGTCGTCTTTGCCGTATGTATCAGCGACACTGAATTTGAGGATCGCTAAACCAGCCGGCGTGTATTTCAGTTCGGGGTCTCGACCGATGTTCCCTGCGACGGTGATGTTGTTCATTTGTTTTGACTCATTTCTTTGAAGGCGACACGAAGTTTTGTCATGTCGTCGTTGGTTACATTGGTGAGGTCTACGCCAGCAGCATCGGCTACTTTGTCGTGGTCTAGGTTTGCGCCTGCACAAGCTTTGATGAACTTGCCGACAATCTCAGGGTCAACAGGGATCGTCGATGTTACTTCAACGTTCGCTACTGGTTTCGGTGCAGGCTTGCGGGCAGGAATACTTTTTTGTGGTGCGGGTGCGTGACCGGACAGGTCTTCCCATTCGTTCTTAGTCCACAATGCCAAGCTGATACCGAATCGCATAGCGGCATTACGCAAGAAGTCACCGACAAGTTCTTTGTCGAGTTCTTGCTTGTCTGCACGAACACTACCGACACCCAACATTTTCTTGCCGTGAACAATAAGGTACGCCCACATGGTTGCCATACCATTTTCGACATGGATCGCTGGCCGACCGTTGTCCCATCCGCATGGTTCGTATGACCACAGTGGATCAATCTCGATGAGGATACGGGTGATGTCTGCGTGACCAACAAAGTCTAGTTGGATGCCACCTTTGGGTAGCTTGCCAACAATCTTTGGGTCTGGTACAGCGTAGTTGGTAAGAACTTCCGCTAACAGTTTCTTTTGATTTTCCATTATTTCTCTCCTTTGAATCGCATTACTCGATATTGGCTTGTTTTCTGGTATTGATGGAACAATTCTGGATTCTCCGAGGCGAGCAACTTGCTGTCGAAGGAGGTCTTGGATTGGGGTTTCCACGAAACTACCTGCTTTCCGTTCACGACACCGAACTGGTTGTCTTTTAATAGTAAACCGATGGTTGCTTTCAACTCATCTTCTTCAACACCCAACAACTTTTTTTGTTGCTGAACTTCATTCAACCGTGTGAACACTTCAGCGTACTCAGTGAGATCGGTTGTCTCATTACTGGAGTCCACATATGCGGCTGACACTTCTTCGTATGTTGCTGGCCATTCGGCAGGGATGCTACCGAGTTTGATCCACCACACAAACTCTGTGACAGCACCGATGTGCAACAGTTTTTCTTCCATAGTGACCGGCTGACGGTGTACATGAAGGTCGAGGGTACTATCAAAAATACCCCAAACGATCTCGTCTACGTTGGCACAGATAGCTTGATGTACGCCCTGCCAGTACCAGTAGCGAGGCAGTACGCCATCCCATTCACGGTTGTACGTTTTGATTTCGGCAACAACTTTAGGTAGATCAAATGCTGAACCAAAACCTTTGAGGTATGACTCTTTGTCTACACCGTCAAGAGTGGCGACCATAGGGCTACCGGAATTTTCAATCGTGTACATGACTGATGGTTCGATCAGTTCGACACCGATCTCGTCACCGAGCCATTCAAGAAGTGTGGCTTCCAAACGGTTGCCTCGTTCCATAGCACGATTCGTTTCAGTAACAACAGGCTCATCAGCCATCTTTGCTACAGCCAAACCGTACTTACTGATGAACCGATGCTCACCATGTACAGCAGCAGCTTCCGATGCTGAGATACGAGGGTTACCTTCCTCGTCACGATGTCTGGCTTTAAGCCATTCCATCGACCCGTGGGGTGGTTTAATAAATGTTGATGACATATCTCTCTCTTTCGTTGTTTGGTTTTACTTTACACTAGGGGTGTATGGAAGTCAATCCAATTCTTGATTCCAATTAACTGGCATATGGATCGCCAACGAATACACGTTAACAATGTTTTCCCACGGGATGTGGTTGATGTCCCCCACAATGTCAGGTTCTTCAGCGTTATTCATAACCGTACCAACCAAAGTCATGTAGCCAGGCTTGCACTTAGGCCATACCCAGCCGACAGTGATCGGCATAACAACCTCAGCTTCGTAACCGTCAGTGAAAGTCCACGATGAGTCACCACCGGCATGAGCGTCACGCCACTGCACAACAACCATCGGCCAAGTAGGGTCATCCGAATCGTAAACTTCATTCATCGGGTTCTTCGGTGGGAACGCCGACTGATCCGCACTCTGAGCATCGTCTTCCATCCCGTTGTCTCCAATACTCATCACATTTTTCGCAGTACAGATATTCTGTCACACATACAGTTTACCTCGCCACCACGCCCTACCGCTATGGATCGGGATTTGCTCATACCAAAATTCACCGTCGCCAGGCTGGTATGTGACTACCGCTAATCCTTGTTGCCAATCTTCGACAATAGGTAAGGGTCTTCCGTCGAGGTCGATGCCGCCCTTTGTCGAAGGAACTGCACCATCTGTCTTAGCGAGTGTACCTGGTGAAGCTGCAAGGATGGTTTTGGGGCCATCGAAATCTTCACGTGACCGTTCTGCCCATTCACGCCTGTGGATGTGTCCGAATACCACGCTGGTTTTTGATGTCGCAAGGTATTTATGGGCCGTGGAGCCTCCGCTTGCCACTTTGTCTCCGTGGATGACCCTGATACGTTCGTTGATCCAGTACGACGACGCGGGGTAGCCAGCCAAATACCTAATCCCATACTCATCGAAACGACACAAATGAGGGACACTGAGAACAGGCCAATTATCCGGCGTGTTACCTCTGCGTAAACCGAACGCTGCTTTGGCGTTGTCGAGGACATAGTTGGGTAGCCTTTCTTCGTGGTTTCCTGCGAGCCATACGATGTCTGCGTTGGGGGCGGATGCCCGTAGTTCGGCAGAGAAACGGGTTGCTCGATCAATGGATGCTTGGGTTGTTAGGGCGAACGCAGGGGACAGACGGTACTTACCAAATTCAGGAAAGTCCATATTGTCGCCTACAAGTACCACAAGTTGCGGGTTACTTGTAGCCACAATGTTGAGAGCAATAGTTAAAGCTGTCTCATCATGGGTTGATACAAGATCGCCGTTGCTGTCACGATAGTAACCGAACTGGATGTCAGGCAGGATCACTGCTGTCTCATACCCTTCAGGTTTTGTTATCGCTTTCGGTAACACCATTTTGATGTTGACTGGTTTGCCAGGGTTAATAACAGGCCATTGTGGGCCTGTCTCCCATGCCGGCGAGAACTGAATACCCATGAGGTCATGGATTTCTGCTTCGCCTTCATCGTTTTTGGTGAGCGACTGGTAGATGGACACTCGACCGATCTGTCCTACTTCTTCGACGTTGATCCCTTGTCGTTCAAGTAAGTCTGCGATTTTGCCGAGGACTTCTTTGCGGTTAGCGGGTGGGCCTGTTATTAGTTCTTCACTTAATGCCACAAGAACACTTCCCTTCCAAATGTTTCCGCATAGCGGACTTGCCGATGATGTGACCGTTGTTTGCTAGCACTCCCCGTAACCATACAGCAGTCCACGGGTACACACCTGACTTTTTATCGCTAGCACTACCTTCTTTAACTTTGTTGATAGCACACACTAAAGCTAGTCTTTCAACTTTGTCTAAATCATCAAGAAGAAATTTGACTTTGCAATCAAAATATTTAGGGTTGTTTGGCTGCTTGTATAACTGTTCTGCGAGACTCATGTTCCTCCAGTTTATCTATGATGAAACCAAGACGGTCACCATCATCTATCCCTCTTGGCATTACTCTACTTAAGTAATACCTGATTTCAGGGTACAGTTGACTCACTTCGGTACACAATGTCAAGCATCTCCTATAAAAAAGCCTGTGGGCTGGTTGTTTGTTATTCTTCAGACTGGTGGGCATGCCAGTCTATATGCTTATCAAGTCGCCGGCGCACAGTTTTCATGTCGTCACGAACTTCAGTCAACAATGCGATTGATTGACCGTGTTGCTCAGTGTTTCTTTTATCGAAACGGGATAAGAACCACATCACAGGCCCGCCGATGAGGGCGACCGCAATGGGTACTAGCACTAACTCCACGACTCACTCGTCGTCGTTAGATTTGCCGAGGGCTGCTCCTGCGGCGAGACCCGTCAAGGCCCCAACGATACCAGCGGTCAACGGACTTAATATCTCGAACATTTTAATATCCGCTTCAGCCATCTGCTCAGGCTGGTACACGAAAATTAGTGAGTACAAAAGTCCTGCAACAATAAAGAATAGGACTCCTGCCAGGGTGATGATTAGCAAGGCACGTACTC